AAAAAGGTGACGCTGCTGCAATGTCCGCAAAGCTGGCGGAAGAGTTTTCGAAGTACGAAGACGAAAATGCTATCTCTTTACCACCAGGCTATCGTGAGCAATATGACCGCATGGGACGTATGGAGCAGGCTATGGGTTCTCAGATGCAGATGATGCAGAAGATCCTACAGCAAGCACAACAAGCTGGTCAGCAGGGGAACGACAGTCGAGATCAGGCTATCGGCTCTCGTGAAGAGGCTATCATGCAATCCATCCGAAACAACTTGGATCGTGCGCAGCAAGCAGCAGGGCTTCCTGATGAGGCTATCGACGACTTCCGTGCGTATGCTTTGGAACGTGGGTACACAGCAGAGGACTTCGCTGACACCAGCCTTACTGAGAAAGTCATCAACGACTTTAAAAACCAAATGAATACGCCTGAGTTCGAACGCTTACGCGAAATGGCAGGCCGTCGTGAGGCGTACTTACGCTCTCAAGCGGGCGGGCCGACTAGCCAAGCAGCCGAAACAGGCGGTGATGATACCCTCGCACGACTTGCAGCAGGCGCTATGAACCGCCGTATGGGTTAGGAAAAGTCGGCCTTCGGGCCGATTTTTTTTCATGTGGGACGACCACTACAAAGTTTTCTGACAATATCTAGTTAATGTCGATTGGCGCTACGGCTCCCTTTACGTCGATGTTGCATAAGGGACGAAGGGTCTGCGCGTGAATGTTCCGCGTGATCTTGAGTACCTCGCATAAATGTAACCTAAACCTAAAGGAGACTAGCAATGGCTGGTATTCAAGGACTGCGGGGCACTGGACAGTTTACAAACGACTTCCGCCCTAAGAACTATCGCGAATTATTTTCGCTGCTGGAGCCAAATGGCAACGCACCCCTCAACGCATTGTTGTCAATGACTTCTTCTGAAGCCACTGACGATCCAGAGTATAAGAACTTCCGCGACGAACTTCCCGCTCGTGCATTGGTAGCTAATGGCGCTGCAACAAACAGCGCAACTACAATTACTATCACTGACAACGACGCTGGTACGTTTGCTGTAGCTGGTACACTTATCGTGAACTCAGCGACTGGCGAAGTAATGCGTGCAACGGCTGACAGCACAGCAACTCAACTTACTGTTGAGCGTGCCATCGGCGGCGGCGCAGCGTCTATCGCTGACGGTGCTGAGTTGTTCATCGCGGGTACAGCGTACGAAGAAGGCGCGACATCACCAACTGGCATCTCATTCGATGCGAGCGTGGCGTCCAACTTCACACAAATTTTCCGTACTGCCTTCACAGTTACAGAAACTTTGCGTGCGACTAACCTTCGTACAGGCGACAAAGAAGACGAGATGGCGACTAAAGCTCTCAAATTGCACATGCAAGACATTGAGCGCGCTATGTTCTTCGGCAAAAAGCATGAAGCTAATGCCTCTTCTTCACAGCCAACTCGCTACACAGGCGGCTTGATCAACACAATCACTAACGTGAATGACCGATCAACTGCATCAGGCGCAATGACTGAAGACCAGTTTGACCGCGCTCTGATCGAGGACGTGTTCGCTTTCGGTTCAAACCAGAAGATCATGTTCTGCGGCGCTAAAGTTGCAGGCCACCTTCAGAAGTTTGGCAAAGACCGTTGGCAGCCAACTGTTGTCGAGGGAACGTACGGTGTGAACCTTACTCGCTATTCAACCTTTGCAGGCGACTTGATGGTGCATTTGCACCCACAATTCCGTCAGGTGCCAGGGATGGACAACGCGGCGGTGATCATTGATTTCCCTCACTTAAAGTATCGTTTCATGGAAGGTCGCGACACACAGTTGCTTCGTGATCGTCAAGCGAATGATATGGATGCAGTCAAGCACGAGTACCTAACCGAATGTGGTTTGGAATTGCTTCAAGACAAAACGCACCATTACATCAAGAACTGGAACGCTGTAGCTTAATCCTCCCAGATAGCTACACGACTAGAGAGGGCTGCGCTTATGCGTGGCCCTTTCGCATTAGGGACGACTACACCGCATATAAACCCCATAAATGAACAGACAATCCCAAAGGAGAAGCTCAATGGCACGCAAACGCGCACGTACAGAGGACGGTCACTTCGTAGCTGACGATCCATCCACGCCCGAAAACGAGGCATGGACTGAAGATAAGTCCCAGCGACGTGAGGCTGCGTCCAAGAAAGCAAAGGCAAAGAAGGCTCCCGAGCCTCAATCTGCATTCACAATGTTCGTATCATCAAGCCCAGAAACTTCGGTTTACGACCTACGGGTTGGCGAGGCGCGAGTTCGCGGTATCTGGGATGGCTCACGGCAGCACGTAAGCTGGCGCGTACCATCTGATTTAACCGAAGCCCTCATGAAGCACCACATGGTTTGGTCTGGCCGAGTGATTAACGCAGAGGAAGACTAAATGGCTGAGAAGAGCGTACAGAAGCCCTTCTCTGCGGGCAGGGGCGACCACTCCCCACTAGAAAACTTAGTACGCTCTGCTCTCGTTAGAGCGGGCAACTTCTCTCCGTCCCGTGTGGATGGTGAGGTCATGATGCTCATGATCGAACTTGCCAACCGAGTGATAGAGGACTTGCGGCAGCATCCATACTATAGCGGCGAAGACATTGATTACTACAACGACATAACTGAAATACGTCCCGTACCCGACATGATCATGATTGATGGCCTAACGGCTCATTACTTCATTCAGCAAGGCTCGGACAAGGCTATGATCTTTCTTCAGTTGTATCAGGCGAACATGGCAAACCTGTTGCACGAGCGTTCGTACGGAAACAAGAAGTACGAAATGAAGATAGTGGATGGCGGATCTAATCACAGGTACATGTAATGTCGAGACTTGCCTATTCCCCAATATCTATTAAGTCCACAAGCCGTACCTATTACGGCTTTCGTGGTATTGACCGTTCTCGCGACGTTACTGCGTTGGAGACCGAGGAGGAGCAAAACTTCTGGCAGTTAGACAACTGCTTTGTTGACTACCGAGGTCAGCTTATTCGCGACCCAGCTTTCTATCTCCACAAGGGATCGAACCGATTTCCCGTAAAGTGCTTGCGTTTCTACAACCGTGATGGCGTGTGCTTTGCAGAGGAAGACGCGGCGGGAACCCACCTCGCGTCTGATAGGGGGCATCAACTTCTTAACGCGTTTTCCAAGGACGCAATCGTTTCTATGACTAACTTCCAGGGTAAAGTGCATATCTTCAATCAAGATACGCGTATGTACCGTTATGATGGGTTTGAGTTCTCGACATCTACGGCTTCGATCAAGCCGAAGTTCGGCGTACCTATTCAGCGCCGCCTTGCTGCTGCTGGGTTTAAGGATAGGCCCACGACTATTGAGTTCTCTCGCGTAGACAATCCTGACATCTTCTTGGAGGAAGAAGCGCCTACCGAAGAAGTCACACGGGCAGCGTTCATCGACATCAGTAACCTTATCGGCACAGCCGATGAGATTGTTGGGATGGGTACGTTCGAAGCCAACCGTCTTGCTGTCTTCACCAGAGACCAGACGCTTGTTTACATCATTGACCCAGACTTTGAAGAGTGGCAGCTCGACAGTCGTGCTAATCTCCGCATCGGGTGTATATCTCACAATACGATTGTGAACGCTGGATCAGATCTCCTATTCTGTTCTCGTCGCGGTATTCACTCAATTATGCGCTCCGAGCAGAACGGCATTACCATCGCGGAAGCATCTCTGTCTGATGAGGTTGAGCCTTTATACCAAGAACTCGTACGTACAACGCCAAATCCAGAGAGCATATCGGCGGTCTATGACCCTGATACGCAATCTTACCACGTATTCTTTCCAAGGCCAGGTGGCACCCAGACAACCCGATTGTCTATGAACTTCCGTGCTGGGTACAAGCTCGTAAACTTTCAGTTAGGTGACACTCTTTTGCCGCGTTGCGGCACGTTCTTGGGTGGCAGGCTAATGTTCGGAACAGCCGATGGTGTGTACGAAGCGACGGCGCGTACGTTCGTTCAGGACACAGGGCTTTCAGATCTTCGTAGATCTCCAATGAACGCAGAGACACCAGTTCTTTGGTTGGGTGACTTTCTAGGAACGAAGAGGTCTCACACATTCATTGTGCAAGCAACTGGTCGTGGCCGTTTC